GTGCTGGTGTCAACACTGGTCTAGGATACATTGGAGAGATGGGATCCACCAAACGTCACTCATATGACGTACTAGGTGATGCTGTTTCCACGACAGCAAGACTTGAGTCTCAGTGCAAGTCCTACGGTGTGTTACTCATCATTGGCCCAGAGACCGTTCGTAGAACCAAGGATGACTTCTTCTATCTGAAGCTCGACGATCTTGCCGTAAAAGGAAAGACGATTGGTCTAGACATATACACGGTTCTCGACGACGTAAACCCCGAATATCACGAGAGCAAGATACTTCACGATAAGATGTATGAAATGTATCGCTCTCAAGACTTTAACGGTGCGATTGAAATGTGCAAGCAGTTGTCCAACGATTTCGACGGTAAGATGCGCGAGTACTATAAGATATGGATCAACCGCTGTGTCTTTATGAAAACTCAAAAGCTGCCGAAGGATTGGAACGGAGTGTTTGTTGCAACTTCAAAATAGTTTATAAATAGTATACATCACAAAGGATAACCGCGATGCTAAACATAAACTACTCTATAGACTTCATTCAAGAAACAAAGAAACAGTTCGTAAGATCTACTGTGTCTGATGAGAGAATAAAGGCTGGTCTCCTAAATTTTGTTGACAAACAAACAGAGCTATGTAAAATAGTATCTAAGAACTTTGAGGAATTTAGCAAGATTGGATTTGAAACTGTTATGAGAAAAGGAAATATATGTAAACCATGAGTAACTTGAGAGAGCTCACAAAAGAAGAGCACAGGAGAGCAGAGAGAACTGCTTTCATGAATAGAATGTTAAAGAAACAGATAACGCCGTATCAGTACTATGTATATCTTTCGAATCAGTTATACTCATATATTGCGTTAGAGTATTGCGCGTCTGAACTTGACATCTTCGGAGAAAATCTCGATAGAATCATGAGAGCTCCTGCACTTTTAAATGATATTATGGAGATGGAAACTAGCAACGGGTTTAAAGATGCTCCGATAATGCCAGGTTCTAATGATTATGTCAATCACATTAAAGCTATTGCACAAGATAAAGAAAAACTCCTAGCGCACATGTACGTAAGACATATGGGAGATCTGTCTGGTGGACAGATTATAAAGAAGTTAGTTCCTGGTCCAACTATGTTTTATGAATTCGAAGGCGACGTGGACGAACTAAAGACGATCATCAGAAGTAGCATTTACGACGGTCTAGAAAAAGAAGCAAAAGTATGCTTTAATATGGTACAAAAGATTTTAGAAGAATTGGAGGAGTACTTTGGAGCTATGGAACTCGCTGATTCAGCTGTCAAGCAAGATTGAAGAGATCTTAGAAACTAACTACGAACGCAAAGACTCTCTACAACTATTCGACGGCTGGAGAGATAATATTTGGAGTTCGAAATACGTTCGTAAGTGTCATTTAAAGACCATCGACAATAGAGAGACGCAGAAGCTATGGTTGATGCATCTCAATATATTTCCACACGAATTCTTGAACTTTCCGATACTTGGTTTTGATATAGTTGCCGGTCCTAATAAGATCACCGGGTCGTTCTTTGACTTCTCTCCAATTACAGACGAAAAACCGGAACATCCCTATCTCAACTATATGCGAGACTCAGTAAAGGATCTATCTTGGTCAAAGCCAAGGGAACTTCCTGTCTGGGCCAAAGAGATCTTTTCAGACTCAATGATCGCGGCTGGTAATCTAAAGACTGAGGAAGAGATAGAACAACTAACCAAAACTTGTCTGCATCTTGTTGAGTACTACGTAACGAATATGAGTAAGAACCTGTACGTTACAAATCCGTTAGAGCTAAAGAAACGACACAACTTATATTGTCGCAATCAGAAGTTAAATCCACACCTACATAGATCTATACTTTCGATGGGAATATCTGAAAAAGATAAAAATGAATACGTAGATAGGATCCTATTCGAGGAGATTTAGATTTGGATGACGATCGTGTATATCGTATGTTTCCGGATCAAAGAAAGTGGTTTAACAAGCTCTGGCTTGCTGAAGATCTTGGGTATGACTGTGGTCCGTCTGGTATAGCACCTAGTAAGAGTGGATACTATATCGTAAGGCCGGTTATGAATCTATCAGGAATGGGTGCCGGTGCAAAAAAGAAGTACATAGAAGCTGGAGATATGTCTGCAACACCCCCAGGCTACTTCTGGTGCGAATGGTTTGAAGGTCCGCAGTATTCAGTCACTTACGAGTGGGCAGGTTTTTGGAAGCAAGTATCGTGCTACCTAGGCGAGAGAGACGAGAATACTCTTTACAAGTTTCGTAGATGGACTCGTATAGATGATATGAAGTTCGAACCAGGACTTCTATTCGAAGAGATAGCAGACTCAAATGTATCCACGTTAAATATTGAATTTGTCGGCGGCCGTATCATTGAAGTACACCTGCGAGACACTCCGGATCCAAAGTATGAAGAACTCATTCCAATTTGGGAAGACAATAAGATATTGGTTGACAAATATGAAAAGTTGGGTTATACTTATATAGAAAGTCACGACGATGCTGATGGCTTTCTAGACGTACCTAGAATTGGTTTTATGATAAAATAAGGAGACTACATGAGCAACGCTTACAACGATCTGCATGTGCAGGTACAAGATCAACACGGTGCCGTCGCTTCTGTATATACATTCCTAGATGGCGATAGTAAGATCGTTTATCATGATGCGAATGGCCATAAATTTTTTGAAGAAGACTATGCTAAGTTTCCAATCGAGACTGTCGAGAGGCATGCCGTTGCTTGGGCAACAGGTAAGAGACAGTTAGCACCAATAAAATAAGGAGAAGACTATGAGCAGCACACTAGTCGACACTTTGATTCGAGAAAATCAAGGAATTGTGTATTCAGCAAAAATCTATAAAGATGATAGCGGACACCACGTCCATTACTTTAAGAACGAACAATTAATCGAGTCTCGTGGGTTTGAAGGCCAACCGGTTGAAAGAATTCACGCTGCCGTTAATGGTTGGCTCAATAATATCAAGGTGCTTAAGAGTTAAATGATTATTACAAGAACGGCAGAAAAGATACATATGGAAATCTCTAGTAAACTCGCAGGCGGCGCAACTTATATTGATGCGTTAGTCGAGTATGCTAAAGAACACGACCTTGAGATTGAGACTGTTGCTGAGATCGTAAAGAAATCTTCTATTCTCAAGGAGAAGATACGTGAAGAAGCAGTCGCAGTGAGAATGGTGAAGAAGGAAGAGAATGACCTTACTAAACTATGCTAATGAAGACTCCTTTCGAGTCTATGTTAACTACCTTGCCCTAAAGAAGCATTTTGAAAGTGATGGTTACGACTATCACAAATATAATGGTAAGGTGCGCGCGTCGTTCGACAAGTTTCAAACTCGAAACGACGCGTTCTTCTTCTACAAACTGTCCAAAAAGAACGACCCAACGAAAGTTCTTCTCGCCAACATTATAAACAATCCAAAGGTATGGATCCGTGATATAGTCGAGGACAGTGGAGAAGAAGTGTTCGTTCAGTGGGAAAAGAGAAACGAGTCTCTTACTTACATATTCAAGAACGAACTGAAGAAGCTCAGGCCAACCTATCAGGACAACTTTTTGGTAAGTAATGGTCAACATCCCTTTATCATAACACTATACATGCGCAAAGAGATCTCTCTCGAAACGTTTTCAATTTTGGCAAAGTTGTCAAATGTTTATGATATGTGGGAGAAAGAAATAGTTGACAAATTCGTCGCGCCTGGTATTATTAGACTATCAAGAAAGTATTATCCATTTATGGAAGTGGATACAAAAAAATTCTCGAAAATCGTCAAAGAACACTTTTTTGAAGATAAATAATGGCGTGGAACGTTCCACACCATTGCAAATACAAAGCTATACATCGCACATAAGGAGATACTAATATGGTGGATTTCGCCGCACTTAAAAACAACCGTTCAAAGTCACTCGACAAATTGAACTCTCAGCTCTCGCAGATTGCACAGAAGAGCTACTCAGATCCCAACGAAGGTAAATTTTGGAAACCGTCTCGCGATAAAGCGGGCAACGGCTTTGCCATCATCCGCTTCCTGCCTGCACCAGGTGGTGAAGACATGCCGTTCGTTCGTCTGTGGGATCACGGTTTCCAAGGACCAACTGGTCTGTGGTATATCGAAAACTCCCTAACCACTCTCGGCAAGGACGATCCTGTCTCCGAGCTTAACTCAAAGCTTTGGAACACTGGTGTCGACGCCGATAAAGAACAGGCACGTAAGCAAAAGCGTCGCCTTCATTATATCGCAAACGTCTATGTTATTAAAGACAGCGGTAACCCGGACAACGATGGAAAAGTATTCCTGTTTAAGTTCGGTAAGAAGATCTTTGATAAACTCAACGATCTGATGAACCCTCAGTTCGAAGATGAAAAGCCAGTCAATCCGTTCGATCTTTGGGAAGGCGCAAGCTTCCGTCTTAAGATCCGTCAGTTTGAAGGTTACGCAAACTATGA